ATGGGACTGAATACCACTGTGTCCCAGTAGCTACACACATAAAAGTTGCCGTTGCTGGGGAATCCATCCAAGACAGGACCACGCACTGGTACTTCCAGTTCGTTGGCCACATTCAGTGCTGTGGGTGCCCAGGTTGTGGGTCCATCGTTGAGTCCAAATGCATTGCTCCAACGCACTGTGGTAGCAAAATTGGTCACCACACTGGTGTTGGCATCCACACTGGTCAAGTTGCCGGCAATCAAGATTGATCCCACATTGGGGGTATTGTACAGTCGCATCCAACCTGCGGTCAGACTTGACCAATCGTCGTTGTAGTTCCAGATATAGGCTGGCGGTGCTGCCAGGGGATCGTTTGAGTACTGCACAAATGTTGCGGCTTGTGCAGTCAAGTACATGGGTGGATGCAAGTTGTCGTTGATGAACAGGGTGGTGCCGTTCCAGGCATCTGTGATATTGGTATCCAGGCTGTAGCCACTCAGTGGCATACCACCCGGACTCACATCAATCCAGGCACCGGCACCATTGGTAGCATACCAACGACCTGCTGATGTGGCCACTATGAACCACCAAATATCTCCGTTGCCTCTGTAGCCACCAGTGACAAATATGGGTGTGCCTGTGAGATTGTCCAGGATCTCTTCGTCGCCCAGCACTGACCTAATGCCGCGTATGTCAGTTTCCACATTGAATCCTGAATTGTATTCATTGGGACCCAGCGCACTGCTTGGCACATCCGGGTGGAAGGTCATGTTGGTAAAAGGTACTTTGTTTTCTTCGTAGCGTTGTGCCATGTTTGTTCCTTGTTATTGGTTTTGTTTCCAAATAATCAATACTACGCCTGTGCCGCCAGCAGCTGGAGTATCGTTATAACCACCGCCTCCACCACCGCCTTTGCCAGCTGTTCCAGGGGTGGCTGTAACCAATGTTACTCCGCCTGAGCCGCGTCCGCCTGTGCCGCCACCACCTGTGCCGCCTGCTCCTTCTTGACCTGCTGTAGAGCTTACACAAGCACCGCCGCCACCGCCACCGTATATTGTTCCAAGACCACCGTCGGCATAGGTAAAAGTTACGCCATTACCGCCGCGGCCTCCTAAAGTGACAACCCCTTCATCGCCGCCCACTTGACCTGCACCACCACCACCACCGGTCCCAAGATTTGAGGTAGTCACTGTGTTGCCACCTGCATTGCCTTGACCTGCTGTGCCTGCACCACCCAAATTAACTCCGGGTCCTGCGGCGCCGCCGCCACTGCCACCCGGCAATCCTGGATAAGATCCGCTGCCGGATTCTGCACCACCACCACCACCACCAATGGCTGTAAAACCAAAGGCACTGCTGTTGCCGCCATTGCCGCCTCTTGGGGCGGCGGCTGCTGTTGTGCCAGGTAATCCACCCTCGCCGATAGTGATAGAATAAGTTCCAGGCGCCAAATTAGCAAAAGTTCCAGTGATCACACCGCCACCACCGCCACCACCACCTAAATCGTCGCCACCACCACCACCGCCTGCCACAATGAGATATTGTACATTGGTCATGGGTCTGGTCACAATGAGTTGTTGATTTGTTCCACCTTGTTCCACAAAAAATTCTAATCGCGTGTAATTCTGCCTTACTCCGCTTATTGTTCTAGCAACATAGGAAACAACACCACCATAGGCAGGCAAATTGGGAAAAGTTTGATTGTGCGCAAACGGCATTAAGCGTACCCTTTGACCATGTTGCACAAGTAATTGGAACCATCATAAAATATGCTCAACATGTCTATGCTGTTGGCTGTGGTGCTGAGTGTTTTAAGGCCATAGGCAAATTTGTAAACAACATTAGGTGTCATGAGTCTTGATCCTGTGGCGTCTTGAGTGATTATCAAAGTAATACTGCTGCCTGTGACCATGCCAGTGGGTGCGTTCAGTGTAAAATTGGCTGTGGCTGTGATTCTTTGCACTATGCCAGTGCTATAAACTGGTGTAAAGCTGGTACTGGTATTGACCGGGCCAGCAGTCAGTTCAGCATAGGCCAAGAGATTACTGCTCAAGGTCACATTGCCGCCGGCACTGATTGTGCCTGTTGTGCGTAGATTACCAGCTGTGACAGTGCCGGTTGTGCTGATGGTGTTGCTGCCAAATGCAGCCAGCAAATTCACAACATTGGCATTGCTGTAATTGCTACTGATACCGGTCAACAAGCTGCCATTGCCAATAAAGAAATTGCCAGACACATTGCTGGTGTTGGTGGGCAAGTATGCAGCCACATTGGCATTGGTATATGGTGTGGGGTTGTTGTTGGTCACAGTAACAACACCAGTTGCATTGTTAACGCTGATACCTGAACCTGCCACAATGCTGGTCACAATGTTGCTGAGTTGACCGCCATTGCCAAAATGAGTGCCTGTGATATTGGCACCGGTAATGTTGCCAGTGGCACTAATGGTGCCTGCGCTGGTGATGGTAGCAATGTTTAGCATGCTGAATCCATTGCCGGCAATGTTGCCTGTCAAATTGCCCGACAAAATACCTGCTGGCAAATTGGTCAATCCAGCGCCATTGCCGGTAAAAGTGCCGGCTATGATATTGCCCGTGGTGGATATGTTGTTGCTGCCAAAAGCACTGAGCAAACTGACCACATTGCTGTCGCTGTAGGTGGCAGGCAAGCCAGTTAGCTGACTACCGTTGCCAAAAAAGAAAGGTGCTGTGATATTGCCAGTGGCACTTACTATATTGGGATTCAAATTGCCCGTGTAAGTGGGGAGGTATGCAGCCACATTGCTGTTGCCATAACTGCTGACTATGCCTGTGAGTTGGCTGCCGTTGCCCGCAAAATTCACAGCAGACACATTGCCCACTGAAGAAATGTTAGTGGCAGTGATATTGCCAGTGTAGGTGGGCAAGAATGCAGCCACATTGCTGTCGCCATAACTGCTGACTATGCCGGTAAGTTGGCTGCCATTGCCTATGAAATAGTTGCCAGTGATGTTGCCAGTGGTGCTGATGTTGCCAGTGCTGTTGTTCACATAGCTCTGCAGGTTGGCTGTGGTCACGCTGTAGTTGACATTGGCGTCAACCACAGGTATGATGGTACTGGCCGTGATGTTGGCTAGATTGGGTAGGTCTGTAAATTTTACATTGGCCATTGGGCTATTCCTCTATAAATGGGTCATTGGTTTCAGTGACCAAGTTGTCAACACCGTTTTGTGTGACAAAAAAATTGGTTACTACAAACACAGGCACAGGACCTATGGTTATACCGGCACCAATGGTTATTCCGTTGCCTATTTCTATCATAGCACAGGTCCTGTGGCACCTGGGATGATCACAGGTTCTGGTTCAGGTTCTGGCAAGCCAAAATAGGCTCTGGCCGCTGTGTCTGATTCAAACCATGTCCATCCATCTATGGGATAGGCATAGGTCGCATGCAGATTGGCATGCAGTTCATAGGTGGCATGTAGCACACTGTTGGGTGCATACAATAATTGTTCATTGTCAAGTTTGTAAAAAGCTGCGCTCATGTTGTTACCGCCCATCCTTTTGCTGTGGCAATAGTTGTGTTGGCCGTGGCCGCACCTGGATTGCCTGTGACAGTGATGGTTTGAGTGGTCACTGTGGCCAAGTTAGAGAATATGTTGTTCAAATCTGCGGCTCCAAAGTTGCAGTTGGCTATGGTAAATGTGAACTTGAACTGTTGTAGATCTGCACGACTCAAACTGGTGCAAGTGGCAAACATGGTGGTATAAGCGGCAGTGTTTGGAACAGCGTTGCCCACTATGGTTCCTATGTTGCTGAGACTGCTACAGGCGTTGAACATGTTGACCATGCTGCTGGCCGCGTTGACATTGGCTGTGTTCAAGTTTGGCACCAGGGTCAGGCTTGTGCAACCTGAAAACATGGCATTGACATTGGTGCCTTTGGCTGTGTTGATGGCAGGTGCTGTTTCCAAGCTGGTGCAGTTGATGAACATGCTGCTGAAGTTTGTGACATTGGCTGTGTCCAAAGCTGGCACTGACCTTAATGCTGTGCAACCACTGAACATGCTCACAGTATTGGCATTGTTGGTGGTCACATATGTGGGCACTGTTTCCAGGCTCACACAGTTGATAAACATGCTGGTGGTTGTGGTCACGGCTGTCATGGTGGTTATGGTGGGTGCTGTGATCAAGGCACTGCAACCACTAAACATAGTGGCTGTAGTGGTCAGGCTGCTGGTGGTGGTTATGGTACCAACACTACGCAGACTAAAACAGTTTAGGAATAGGCCACTAAATGTGGTGGCAGCACTGAAATTCAGTGCCGGCACTGTTTGCAGACTGTCGCAGTTGCTAAATGTCTGCAGGGCATTGGTCACACTGGCAAAATTAAATGGTGGTACAGTTTGCAAATCGCTACAGTTACTAAACAATGTTTGTGAGTCTGTGACATTGCTGAAATCAAACAAGGGCACGCTACTCAAACTCCTACAGGAGTTGAACATGCTTTGTGCATTGTTGCAGTTGATCATGTTGTACAAGGGCACAGTGGTCAGGCTGCCGCAAAACACAAACATGTTGTTGGCCACAAACTTATTGGCTGCAGCCGTGGCTGGAAATTGTATGAATGGTGCCACTATCAAACTACGGCAACCTTCAAACATGCTGGCACAGGTGCTGCCACTGGCTGTAAAAGCAGTCAGCGTGTAATTGGGCACACTGAGCAAGCTTCTACAGTTTACGAACATGCTGGCAGTGCTGGTGGCCGCCGAAGTGTCCAAGGCCGGAGCTTGTTCCAAACTAAAACAATTCTGGAACATATTACTAAAGTTTGTGACACTGGCAGTGGCATACACAGGCACACTGCGTAGATTGTTACAGGCATTGAACATGTTATTGACATCTGTGATGCCTGAAAATGTAATTTCTGGTGCTACTTGCAGGGCCGTGCAGTTCAGAAACATGCTGGCCGCACTGTTGCCACTGAACGCTGTGCTGCCTGTGGGCAATTCTACATTTTGCAAGGCAATGGCATTGTAAAACATGGCGTTGTTGATGCCGCTACTGGCCCAACTGCGTATCTTGACCTGTTGTAGATAACCCAATCGCACTGTGGGTGTTGAGTTACCAATGGTAAAGGTTGTGCCAGCACTGTTGGTGGCTATGTCCAGATCCAACCAAGGGGCTGTGGGGCTTCCGCTTTGGGTAAAACTGGCATTTTTCTTTTGTAGATCTACTGCTGTAATGGTGCCAGAACTTTGCGCTGTGATTGTGACAACGACCTGTCGATAGCCCTGTGTGGTAGTGGTGCCGGCACTGATGCTTGAATAGGTATAGGTGTGGCTGGCTGTGACTCCAGTGGCAAAGTTTTCTGTGCTGGATCCATCGCCCCAATCCACAGTGTAGCCTGCTGAGCCTGACACAGCAAAACTTATAAAGTTACTGGCACTGTTGAATATGGCCAACAGGCCGTAGATCTTGACATCTGAGGCTGTAAGTGTGCTAGGAAAGGCCAACCAATCCGTGGGTCTAGTCCAGGCAGTGCTGGCGGTACTAGACAGAGGCCGGCCAACTTGCAACACATCCTTGTTGGTGGTGGTGCGCGGGCTGAGATAAGCGGCTGTCATTGTTAATAAATCTCTGATCCAAATGCACTGAATGCCACATTGGCCGTGCCTGCTCGCACAGTGATCACACTGTTGGCCTGCATGGTGGCACCAATGGTCAAGTATATGGTATCATAACTGCTGACCGTGGTCTCATAGGCCACATATTGAAGATTGGCCAGGGCATTGCCACTGGGTCTTATTGCAACCCTGAATGTGGTTGACGCTGTGCCAAGATTGCACACGCTGATGGTTGATACCACAGCCGCATTGGCTGCTGGCACCGTGTACAGCGTGCTATCGCTGTTTGCAGAGGGGTTTGATTGCCCCAGAACTTTATAAACTGTTGGCATTTACATACCTCCTAACATTAAAATTGCTTCTAAACCACCGCCACCGCTGCCAGACGGTCCTGTGGCACCTGCTGCACCTGTGGCACCCGTGGGTCCTTGTGGTCCTGTGGCACCTAGTCCTGTGGCACCTGTAGCACCCGTGGGTCCGGTGGCACCTATACCAGTTGCTCCTGTGGGACCTTGTGGTCCTTGTGGTCCTGTTGCTCCAACAGAACTTGTTAATCCAGTAAGCTGACTGCCGTTGCCTAAAATATAATTGCCTGTGATGTTGCCCGTGGCACTTACCAAACCTGCGGTGCGAATGTTGCCACCTGTGATGTTGCCTGTGACACTAACAACACTACCTGAAAAAGTAGTTGCAATTACAGTGCCTGGGGTGTCAAAATTACCAGCACTGACTTTGCTGGCGTTTATGTTGCCACCTGTGATGTTGCCACTGGTACTAATAGCGCCAGTGGCCAAAATTGTGGCCACATTGCTGATACTGAATCCTTGCCCATCAATGTTGGCAGTGAGATTGCCACTAAAACTTCCAGTTGCACCTGTGGGTCCTTGTGGTCCAGTTGCACCCGTAGCACCATTTGCACCAGCTGTGCCTGTGGCGCCTGTGGCACCTGTGGGGCCTTGTGGTCCTGTAGCTCCATTTGCACCAGCTGTGCCTGTGGCACCTGTAGCTCCATTTGCACCAGCTGTGCCTGTGGCACCTGTAGCACCTGCTGCGCCAGCTGTGCCTGTGGCACCAGTGGCACCTGCGGGGCCTTGTGGGCCAGTGGCACCCACAAATGTGCTGAGACCAGTAAGCAAGCTACCATTGCCCACAAAATAATTGGCACTGACATAGTCTGCACCAGTGATATTGCCAGTGACTCCAGAAGTTTTCAAGAACACTGCTGTGACATTGCCCGAAGCACTGATGGTATTGGCTGTGATGTTGCCGCTGTAAGTGGGCAAGAAATTGGCCACATTGGCATTGCTGTAATTGGCTGTGATACCTGTGAGCAGGGCACCGTTGCCTAGGATGTAGCTGCCGGTGATGTTGCCAGTGGCACTGATAGTATTGGCTGTGATGTTGCCGCTGTAGGTGGGCAAGAAAGCTGCCACATTGGCATTGCTGTAATCGGCTGTGATACCTGTAAGCTGACTGCCGTTGCCAAACAAATAACCTGTGCTGACAATATTGCCAGCAACTGTGAGCACACCGTTGGCTTGATTGTATGTAAAATTAGGATCGCTGCCGGTGACACCACCGTTGTTGTAAATTACTTCGGTGTTGCCGCCCGACAAACTTATGTTGCCTGTGACATTGCCAACAAGATTGCCCACAAAGTTACTAAGGGTAGTGATTGAACCGTCGGCAATGATAAAGCCATCCACTGTGACATTGCCGGTGGCACTGATGTTGTTGGTTTGTATGTTGCCCGAGGTTGGTACAGCATTGCCTGTGGCATTGTACAGGCTAGTATTGTTATTGGCTGGTATGGTATTGGCCATGCGTGTGTTCCTTGTTATTTGACCGCGTACTGGCGGTCACGACGGGGCTGGAATATGCTGGTCAATCGGGTATGACCACCTGACCATTTGCCCAGATTGTTTTGATTGTTCACAGTGGCCCAGGCATTGTCGTATTTGGCCCGGTAGATTGCAGCATCTTCTGCGTTGTGCCGTTTCACATAGTATTCATGCAGGCTGGCATAGATGTAGCCTTCAGGCCAGGTCTGTAGCACAGCATTGGTCTGCACTGTGCCCACTTGAGTAGGACCATCATAGATGGGAGTAAACAGCAGATTCCAGGCCTTGCAGTAGTACAGGTTCAGCAAGGTGCCTTCACCTAGATATGGCAAGAACTGATACTTGTCGCCCACTTCACCAAACTTGCCACGGATCACCATGGGCACATTGACCGGCTGTAGATACAGTTGTGCTATCAAGCTCTGGGTGATGATGTCTCTGTCGCCTATGCGATCATACACGATCCAAGGACCAGTGTTGTTGGGTTCTGCATTGGTGCCTTGTTGGAAGAACAAGATGGGCTTGTTCATGTCCTGTGGTATGGGCATGAGTTGATCTTCACCCACTGTGCCAAATGTTTCATAAGGATTGGTACGCAGGGCCGGCAACTCAATGTTGCGCATGGTCAGCTCTGCTTGGAATATGCACTGTTTGATTTCGTCGTCATTGGTTGAGCCAGTGAAATCTCTTAGATAGCTTACAAGGGTGTCTGCATCTGGAATTACGAACATGATTAGTGTCCCTTAAAAAATTTGGTTTCGCCTGCACGGGCAGGATATGGCACATCAATGGGTATGGGCAACCGGCCACCAGGATAGCACACATATTGTGCGTATTCTTGTTGCACCACACGATAAAACTGTGCTTTGAGTGTGCGATCATTTTTGAGCACTGCCCAGGGCATGCCACCAAAGTACTGATCGCTGATGCGAATGGCCACCACATCCGGCAAGTCCATCCATTTGTAGCCCAATTTGCCATCGGGCATGAGTGGAGCAAGTGGATCATGATGTCCGGCTTCTGCGGCTTTTCTGTATTCTTGGCAACGGCGTGCCACAGCTTCGGCATTCATCTGCTCACGGGTGATGTAGAACTTGCCGTTTTCACGACCTGTGGTGGTCTTGATATTTTGGCTCAAGTTCCAGCCTTCACGCTTCCAATCGCCCTTCATGGCACGATAAAGATCGTTGTTTTTGCTCAGCAAACGGTCTGCTACACCATTGTGTGTGGTAACAATGCCACCCTCGTCTTGTCTAAGGTGATCGTAATTGGTTTCTACAGTGTGTGCATCAATATATTCGGGTTTGTTGGGATCTTGGCTCATGGTAGTATTTAGTGCGATCCCAATAGACCTGGTCAAGAGCCCAAACAAAAAGCCCCTTGCGGGGCTTTTTAATTACATCTTGGCTTCAATCTTTTTTAGAGTGTTGTCTATTTCATTTAATGCCATTGAGATTAACTCTAAACTATCTACAACTGTGTTGCCTTGATAACTGCCTGCTGAACCTGCTATACTGTTTGATTCAATTGCGTCATATAAATTTTCTACTGCTGTTACTAATGTTTCGTTACTCATTTAAGTCTCCTTATATCTGCTCTCGCATTACAAGTAGTATACAGCCGTAAGGAGTTGCCGTCAATGGTCAAGATTGCCAAAACGGTCTACACGGTGGCCGGCACCGTATAAGCAGTATACTATATGTGTCAAGACAAGTCAACAACAAGTTTTGCCAAACAAAAAGCCCCTTGCGGGGCTTTTTGAATTGCACATATCAATCCAATGGATTAGTATGTGTCGCCTGCACCCACATTCACACGCTGTACGAATGTGCTTGTGCGTGGTGCTGTGACTGCTGCGCCAGTTGTGGAAATGTTGTTTAACATGCCTACGCCAGCTGGGTTGCGAACAATCAAAGTACCTTCCATCAAGAATTGATCAAGCGATGCGTCGGCATTGCTAAACACTTCATTGTTGGGTCCTAGATCGCGCAATGAGCCCCACTGCAATACTTCTTCGTTGAGGAAGTAAATGCTGTTTGACACACCTACGCTGTCCATGATCCACGAATCAAAGATTTCATATGTGTAGTTGAAATCGCCTTCGTATGTTTGGATGGTGTCGCCACGCTCTACATTACGACGGTTGATACTTGTATTAGAAGTACCAATTTGGTCGGAAATCATTGTACGCAAGCTGGTTGGAACAACCATGGTGCGGATCTTGGCATTGTAACGCTGTTCTGCTGTGGTCACCAACTGCTTGTAGTTGATTGGTGAAAACAACTGGTTCACAAATGTTCCTGTGTAGAACTGTGTGCCGTCAGCGGCAATGTTCAAGTTACCCACATTGGCCGTTGACGAGTCACTGGACGCATTGTTGGTGTTGGTGGTGATGTTGGCAGCTGCGTTGGCACTTGGGTTGAAACTCTGTGTGCCTGCAAATGCGCTCAACGAACCCATACGACGACCGCCTGTTTGGGCTGTGCCTGGGTTGGTGATGGCTGTACCGCTTTGACCTGAGTACTGTGTACCGATCTGATCGTTACGAACCAGCTGAGCTTCCACATCAAACATCAATTCAATCAATTGCTTGACTTCTTGATATGCCTGTGGATCTCCACCGGACTGCATGACTGCACGAGCTGTGCCAGAAGCCGCGATTGTGGTCTGGAAAATCTGCGTGTAGTTTGCAAGGTTGAAGCGGCTGTTGCTTTCCGCATTGGTTGAGGACACAGCAGCACCTTCTTTGACAGCTTGTGCTTCTGGTAAACGATAGATATCGTCGGTCCACAGTGGCAATGTAGAATTCACTTTGCGCTTCTTGGTCATACACATGTTCAACACAGGTGTATCATCTTTGACGCGATTGCTCACATCTAGGTCTAAGTCTTTGACAACGATGTCCGCACCATATGCGGTTGTACCATTACCAATTTGACTTGTTGTAATTTCTGCCATGTTATTCTCCTTTGAATATTATAGGCTAAATCTCAACGACCTGCTCTGCCAGCTCTGATTTTGCTGAGCTGTGCTACCAGCAGGTTGTCTGCGGCTTTTTTATCGCCGCCCTTGGCTTGTTCACGAAGCTTGCTGATGTTCTCTTCTTGATTTTTTGCAGCGGTTGATCCTGTGCGAGTCTTGGTCAAGGTAGCGATGCTGCTGCCTGCTTGCCGAGTCTGAGGGCGATCTCTATATTTGAGACCATCTCTGACTAGACCCAACAGGGTTTCATCACTGCTGATCAAGTCCAGGTTCTTGATGCCGGGCATGAGTTCATGTTGTGCCTGTGGCCACAGTCGGGCAACCTTTTCACGCAGTTCATTGTAGACATATTCGTTTCGCAACTCCTTGTCTGTGAATGCCTTGCGGTTGGTTTCCAACACTTGGGTCACTTGCTGACGCCGCACATCCCGGAACTGGTCCACTGCAGGGCGCAATTGGTTGATAATCTGACCTTGTTGGTTGATGTATCGCTCATTTTGCTCCATGCTGGCACGGATCCTGGCTTGTTCAGCCGCATCTTGTGTGCTGTGTAACTGTTGTTGGAATGTGGTTTGATAATTTTGTGTACGCACAATCTCATCGTAGGCTGCCTGCAATTTGGGCTCAATGGTAAACTCCATGGCCAACATCAATCCTTCTTGTCTGGCACGGGTATCTTTGATGTATTCATCAAATTCACTGCGTTCAATCTTGAGTTGTCTGGCTTCTTCGTGTATTGCTCCACCTTGTCCCAGTATAGCCGCGGCCTTTTTGGCATCAATCACCACCTCTTTGCC